TTGAAGGCCAAATGGATTTATTTGATGATGGTTTTATTATCTAAAATTAACATTTGGAGGAACTTAGTATGAAGGATACTAATATATACAAGATTTCAGACATACAAAAAGCGCATAAATGTAGTTATTCGGAAGCTTTCAAGGCAAGACGGTTATTATTTTTTATTTCTGATAATGCACTTGAATTGGAAGAAATATTAAGAAAAGATGAGCAAGAAGCGCTGTTGAAATTTTGTATAGAATACGCAAAAAAGGATAAGGTTACACAACAAAACTGATATTTTCCCTGTGAAAGAAGGTGCATAACGTGGCATCAAGGCCAGTGTACTATGATCTATATGACTGTGGCCGGTATGACGGCCGGTACCGGTCTGCGGAACTGATGGTAATGTTGGGGATCCGCAAGCGCCAGCAGATCGAGCACTACAGTGATGCGGGAATCCTGTACCAGGCCCGGTACCGGATCGTGCGCGTAGATGACGGCATGGATGATCTGCTTGCTGATCTGGTAAGGACCATGGATCATCTTAAAGCGCTGGGATACGACTTGGGACAGATGCGGTTCGTACAGATTAGGCACCCGCATAACCCCAGAAGGAATAAGTAAAAGGAGGTGGCGCCAATGGGGGCTGGAAGGCCGGCAGGGTTATATGACCTGTATGACTGCGGGGAGTATAAGGGATGTTACACGGTGGCAGAGATAATGGCTATGCTTGACATACCAAACCGGACAACTGTATCACATTACAGTAAACAGTGTGCCTTGTATAAAAAGCGGTACCTGTTTGAGCAGATAGATGACCCAATAGGCAAGGATCAATTAAAAGAATGGGACAGGCTGCGGCTTAGGATCCTGCTTGGCAATGTCAAGGGGAGGTGATGCGGTTGGGAAAACAGACAAGCCCGGCAGCGGAACTGGAGCGGTTTTTAAATTACATTGATGCATGCAGACAGGAATATGCATACGCTTATGGTATGGTAGGAGAAGAAGATCGGAAGCTTCAGGATCTACTGCATGAGATGGAGTTTGCCAAGGATCGGGCGGAGCGCAACCGCGTGGCCACGAAGTTGCAGCAAAGCCGAAGGAGTCGCAGAAAAAATAAAGACATTGTTCTGATGGATGAAAGAATCGTAAATTTTTTTAATGAACCAAAGAACCGGGATACCTTGAACCGGATGCGCCAACTACTGGGGCAGCGGCGCAAAGAAGAGGAGTACCTGACAAATGAGCGTACATACATACCGAGAGCAGGGAGGTGATGCCGGTGGACAAGGAGGTGCTGATACAGTATTGCGAGATGAAAGAGGAGATAAAGGATATAAGACGGCGCAAAGAGAAGCTGGAAAAAGAGATACAGCGCCTGGAGAAGTTACAGGTATCAGATATAGTAAAAGGATCCAAGGGGGAATGGGATATCTATGGGCCGATCAAGATCACAGGGATACCGATCCCAGGCTACGAAGATAAAAAGAAAACGCTTAAAAAGTTGGTTGATCTGCTGGCCCATAGGGAGGCGGAACTGGTGGAGTTGACCTGCCAGGTGGAGGAATACATCCAGAGTATCCCAAAGAGCGAGGTACAGACCATGTTCCGGTTGTATTACATAGACGGCATGCCCTGGTGGAAGGTGGCGCAGGCCATGAACCGGATGTTTCCAAAGCGGCGGGTAAAGTTCACGGAGGACAGCTGCTGGCAGCGAGATAAAAGATTTTTTGAGAAAAATTGAAAATGTCGGTTCATGTTGGGATGAAATGTGCTAAGATGTTATCATGCGGAAGCCAGAGGGCGGAAGCATCCCCCCTTTCAAATAGCGGTCGTCAGGTGTCACAGCCTGGCGGCTGAATCGCCGGTACATGATAAGTACGTCAGGCACTGCGCAGCAAGCCGGGTTTGGAGCGGATCGTAAGGTCCAGAAATTCCTTGTCCGGCATTACAACAAGAACGTACCCCAGTGTCCTTCGGGCCTGGGGTCTTAATGCAAGGCAACAAGATCTCTTCTTCTCACAGGGGTGTTCGTATATTGCGTGGGCGCCCTTTCGCTTCAACAGAGATAACCGTATTGATTACGGTTCGAGGGGCACTTGTACGTTTGTGCAGGTGTCCTTTTTGTATTTTCATTTTCATAAATGATCCTCAAAGGAATATGATAGTTAAAAAGGTGAGTTATATGCTAGTTAAGTTATACACAATTGTCTTTGGAGGACTACCCTTGGAAATGTTTACAAATGATAGCCTGATTGAGGTCTGGCTTGAGGCAGCACGAACGGTATATGAGGAAACTGGAATGCGTGTAGATGCAAGATTAAGTATACCGTATTATATTTGCGATAAGTATGAAAATTGTAACTTGAGCGGCCCAATAGCGAATTATGTATGCATGTGGGAGCCGACAGAGCTGGAATCTCAAGAAGATTATTATGTGGCATTACTCCAGGTAGTACGGAGGGTGAGAGAAAGATTAGGGAATCCGTATATGGAATTTTCTAGTCAAGATTCAGACATACATTATTTTTTTGGGGATTTAAACTGATTCTAGGTCATTGCGTACGCGCTGCCAGAGAGCACTATATAACCTAGATTCGTTAAAAGAGGCATCCACCATACAGGCGGGTGCCTTTGGTATATTTGTCCCGGCGTCTGAAACTTAGGGCGTCCGGGGCCTCCTTACAAAACAAACATAAAAGAAGGTGAGTCCATGGCATTAACGCCTAAACAGAAAATATTTGCAGATGAATACCTGATAGACTTGAATGCCACCAGGGCTTACAAGGTGGCGTATCCACGGGTAAGGAAGGATACTGTCGCGGCTACAAATGGTGGTAGGTTGCTTAGAAATGCTGAGGTTGAAAACTACATTCAGGAACGAATGAAGGAGCGAGAGAAGCGTACCGAGATTACTCAGGACCGAGTATTGCAGGAACTGGCAAAGTTGGGGTTCTTCGATATCAGGAGACTGTTTGACGATAGCGGAAAACCGTTAGATATTACCGGTTTAGATGACGAGACGGCAGCGTGCATTGCTGGTCTGGAAGTGATGGATGTTTATGAGGGGACTGGAGAGGATAAAGAATTTGTTGGATATGTCAAGAAATATAAACTCTCCGATAAGCTTAAGGCCCTGGAATTGATTGGGCGCCATCTGGGCATGTTCAAGGATAAGATCGAATTGTCAGGAGGGCTTGACACAGAAAAGACCAAACTGGATGACCTGCTCCAGCAGATGCGGGGAGGTGATGTTTCCTCATGAGTTCTGAACGATTATTGCTGTCAGATAAGTATAAGGCTTTCCTGCGATGTGATGCGCCAACAGAGTTCCTTGAGGGAACTTAACCACGGCAGCCGGTAAGACCACGGTTGGATTGTTCAAGTTCATGCTCAAGGTGGCTGAATCGCCCAAGAAGCTGCACATCCTGGCCGCGGACGATACCGGAGCCGCCGAGAAGAACATCATCCAGAAGGATCTGGGTATCCTGGATGACTTTGGCGTGCTGGTGGAGTACAAGGGCAACGGATCTGGGGAATATAAGATGCCACACCTGTTGTTCCACACATCGGGCGGCGATAAGATCATATTCGTGGTCGGCTATGGCAATAAGCGCAAGTGGAAGGATGCCCTGGGTGGCCAGTACGGCTGTCTATATATTGACGAGATCAACACGGCCGATATAGAGTTTGTCCGTGAGGCCGCCATGCGGAGTGATTACCTGATGGCCACGCTTAATCCGGACGATCCTGGCCTGGATGTGTACAAGGAGTACATCAATTGCTCCAGGCCGCTTCCAGAGTGGGCAGACGAGACGCCAAAAGAAATAATGGATGAACTACAAGAAGAACCAAAGCCCGGTTGGGTACATTGGTTCTTTTCTTTTGCTCATAACCTGGGCCTGAGTAAGGAGAAACTGGATCAGATCATGACCAACACGCCGAAGGGCACAAAGATCTGGAAGAACAAGATCCAGGGCTTGAGAGGCAAGGCAACCGGCCTGATCTTCAGCAACTTCGAGCGGTCTAAGCATGTGATCACAGTCAAGCAGGCCAAGGCATTTGTTAAGGATTCCAACAACAACCACCAGACAGAATGGTTCATGTATTTTTCGGCTGGACTGGATACTGCCTATTCCCAGAAGTCCCCGGATACTATCTCAATGAGTTATATCGGAATCACCAACAGGGGAACCTGTATTGTCCTGGACGAGAAGGTCTACAACAATGCAGTGCTGGGTACGCCCTTGGCTCCCACAGATACGGTTCGCAACTTTATAGATTTCTTGGAACGTAATCGGCAGGAATGGGGCTTTGCCCGAGACACATTTATTGATTCAGCTGACCAGGCTACGATTACGGAGTTTTTGAAATACAAGCGCCTGAATGGGTGTATTTACAACTTTAATGATGCGTGGAAAAAGGAACAGATCATTGACAGGATCAATAATCAGCTGAACTGGTTTGCTGATGCAGGATCTCAGCCGTGCTTCTACATTGTGGACACCTGCAAGAACTATATCCATGAGTTGGAGGTGTATAGCTGGCTGGAGGACAAGGACAACACGCCGGAGGACAAGAACGATCACATGGTCAACAGCGTGCAGTATGCTTGGCTTCCGTATGAGGTCAAGATCGGCATAGGAAGGAGGAAAGCCTGATGGGCTGGTTTAAGAGCATGATCACGGGGATTTTAAAATTGATCCCTGCAAAGAAACGTAAGATTGTAATTCAGGAGCCGCTTTCCTTCCAGGAAAACGTCCTGAAAAATAAAATCTGGTACCGAGGAGAACCGGCGGAGCTTGAGCAGTTCTTCAAAAAGACGACAGATCTCGGATATGATATGGTGAGGTTCTGGGCTGCGGTACCATTTCGCAAGGTCAGGAAGATCCATAGCGGCCTTGTTAGTATTGTGGTGGATCGGTTTAAGGATATTGTCACCGAAGACCTGGATGATATCAGCTTTGGCGAGGAAGGAACAATGCAGCCGATCAAGGAGCGCTGGGACCTCATAGCGAAGGAAAATAATTTCATCAACGTGCTGGGTGAAGCGGTAGCCGGGGCCCTGTCATCTGGTGACGGTGCCTTTAAAATCAGCCTTGACGAGGTCAGCCAGTACCCGGTGATTGAGTTTTACGAGGCTGACGTGGTGGACTTTCATTACCGCCGAGGGCGTCTGCAGGAGATCCTGTTTTATACACCGTACAAAGACGGCGAGAAAGAGTACCGTCTGGAAGAGACTTACGGTAAGGGATATGTGAGATACCGGCTACTGGATGAAACTGGAAAAGAGGTACCTTTGGACACTCTGGAGGAAACCGCGGTCTATGAGGATACAGGGTTTGACGGAGATTTCATGATGGCGGCGCCGCTCATCATCTTCAGTTCCAACCGCTGGAAGGGACGAGGAAAGGCGCTCTTTGACACAAAAAGCGATAACCTGGACGCACTAGATGAAGTAATCAGCCAGTGGCTGGATGCGATCAGGAAGGGCAGGATCAACCGCTACGTACCGGAGGATATGATTCCCAGGGATCCGAAAGATGGACACCTGATCGAGCCGAACGACTTCGATAACGATTACATAGCTGTAGGATCCATGAAAAAGGAAAACACCGGAAATAAGATTGAGATATCCCAACCGCAGATATCCTACGAGGCATATGTGAACAGCTATAGTGGATTCCTGGATCTGGCAATCCAGGGTATCATTTCACCAGCAACGCTAGGGATCGATTTAAAAAAGACCGACAATGCGGAATCACAAAGAGAAAAGGAGAAAATCACGCTGCACACCCGGAATAAGATCGTGGACATCTTAACCCAGGTGATCCCGGAGTTGGTATCTGCCGTTATGATGACTTATGACAATATGATTGGCCAGACGCCGGGAAAATATGAGGCATCAGTTAAGTTTGGCGAGTATGCTTCTCCGGATTTTGACAGCACAGTGGAGACGGTCGGAAAAGCAAAGAGTTACGGTGTCATGAGCACGGAGAAAGCTGTGGATGAGCTGTATGGTGATACCATGACTGACGAGGAAAAGGCGGAGGAGGTTCAGAGGATCAAAGAGGAGCAGGGGCTGACCGAAAGGGACGAGTCCAGCGTAGCCGGTTATGACGGAATGGAAGGTGTGGTGAATGAGCCAGAGGAAGGACCAGAATCAGGACCAGAATCAGGACCAGAAGAGGCATGACGCCTATAATCTTCGGGCAATCTTTGAAGCAATTGAACTTGATCTGATCCAGAATCTCCGCCGTAACATGAAGCGCCACGAGAAAGAGGAAGAAAAAGAAGGCTTTAGGTGGGAGATGTGGCAGAAGGCCAAGCTTCGGAACCTTTGGAAGTACCGAAAGCAGAATCAGGAGATTGTGGGGCAGCATAGCAAGGAAATCGAGGATCTCATCAATAATACCTTGCAGGAGAGTTTTGAAACGGCTGAGAGCATGATATCAAGGCTATTTAGCAAGATAAAGTCTCTCTTTGAGCGGAGGGGGATGCAGTTTCCAAGAGCCGTGCAAAAAATGAGGTTAGATAAAACGGCACGATTAGAAGATGATTTCTTCGGGGTGAATGAAAAGAAGATTGATGCTTTGCAGGAGACTGCTCAGGCAGTGCAGAAGCCGGATGAACCACCACCGGAGCCAAAGTCAGTACCGGAGGATGAGGAGAAGCCGTTTAAGCCAGCCGGAGAGGAAAAAGATCTATCAGGCAAAGATAATGATCAGAAGCTTGATGATCTCAAAAAACAGGTCGCCCAGGACATGAAAGAAGTTCAGGGGGCCATCTGGCGCCGCATGGACGATATCTATAGACAGACGATCTATAAGGCAGAGATGTTTATGGCCACCGGCGCAAAGACACTGGATCAGGCAATAGACATGGCAACAAAGGAGTTCCTGGACGGCGGGATCGATTGCATCCAATACCGTAACGGACGGAGGGTCAACATAGCCAGTTATGCAGAGATGGCACTGCGGACAGCTTCCCAGCGGGCGATATTTTTAGCCGAGGGGAAGAAACGGGATGAGTGGGGAATCCATACTATTTTTGTGTCGGCGCACGCCAATACCTGTCCGAAGTGTGAGCCGTGGCAGGGCAAAGTTCTTGTGGATGATGTATTTAGTCATGGTACAGCTGCGGAGGCTGATGTACTGGGAGTACCGCTTTTATCAATGGCCATGAAGGCGGGACTGCTACATCCGAACTGCCGTCACACGCTAGCAACCTATTTCCCAGATATTACAATCCTTCCTAAGGTTCCTGACGGAAAGAAAGCAGTGCAGACCTACGAGGCCGAGCAGAAACAGAGGGCACTTGAAAGGATGATCAGGAAGTGGAAGCGGATTGCCGCAGGTACCATGGAGCAGGAAAAGGCAAACCTTGCTAACGATAAGGTAAGAGAATACCAGGAAAAACTACGGGATCATCTTTTGAAGCACCCGGAACTGCGAAGAGATCCCAACAGAGAGAAGGTGAGAACATGACGCCAGCAGTACAGATAACGGCAATCATATGCCTGACTATCATCATATTATGTTGGATTGGAAAGAAGAAATGATTAAAACACGCGGGATCATCCTGGGTGTTATTTTTATACCCTTTTGTCAGCCCGGTTAGACGTAAAACAGCCGGCTCATGTGATGAGAACACGTAAAAAATCGTAGAGGAGAGATAAGATGAAACGGAAATTTTTAGAGGACTTGGGATTGGAGAAAGAGGCTATCGATAAGATCATGGCTGAAAATGGCAGTGACATTGAGGCAGCTAAGGGAGAACTGGAGCAGGCTAAAGCAGAACTGGAACAGACCAAAACACAGCTTCAGGAGAGGGATACGCAGATGGAAACTCTTAAAAATTCCACAGGCGACATGGATGCGCTGAAACAGCAGATCGCTTCCCTGCAGTCGGATAATCAGGCGACAAAGGAGAAGTATGAGGCGGATATGAAAGAATTGAAACTGTCTACCTCCATTAAACTGGCGCTTGGTGATTCTGCCCAGGACGCAGACCTTGTGGCGGGACTGTTTGATAAGTCGAAGTTAATTTTGTCCGATGACGGAAAGATCACTGGGCTGGACGAGCAGCTGAAGACAATCAAGGAATCAAAGCCATTCTTGTTTAAAGAAAGCAGTCCTAAACCTTCCGGCTTCCGGCCATTAGGCGCAGGCCCGCAGGATCCGAAACCCAACAATGATGATAGCAAGGTAAGCATGAAATCAGCCATTGAGGCAAAGATTGCACCACAGCTGTCACAGCAAAAAAATTAAGGAGATGAGACTATGCCAATCACATTAGAAGAAGCAAGAAAGAACGTGCAGGACGACCTGCAGATGGGAGTTATTGATGAGTTCCGGAAGTCCAACTGGATCCTGGATCACATTACATTTGACGATGCTGTCTCTCCAACTGGTGGAGGGGCTACACCGACATACAGTTATACAAGGCTTAAGACGCAGCCAACGGCCCAGTTCCGTGCAATCAATACGGAGTATACACCCAGTGAAGTGACAAAGGAGCGGCACTCTGTAGATATTAAGGTATTTGGTGGGTCCTACCAGATCGACCGTGTGATCGCAAATATGGGCGGTATTGTCTCTGAGGTGGAATTACAGCAGTCTCAGAAGATTAAGGCGGCGCAGGCGCTATTTAATGACACCTTCATTAATGGAGATGAAGCAGTGGATACGAATGCATTTGATGGTCTGGATAAGGCACTGACCGGGAGCACAACGGAATACAATACGGGAGACACGGTGATTGACCTTTCCACTTCCCAGCTTGTCACAGATAACTTCCAGTACTTTCTTGATATGCTGGATGAGTTCCTGCGTGGCCTGGACGGTGAACCATCATTCATTGCTGGCAACACAAAACTGATCTCTAAACTTCGAGCATGCGCCAGGAGAGCAGCCATGTACCAGGTTACTAAGAGCGACTGGGGAACAAATGTGGAGTCCTATGGCAACATCCCGTTTGTGGACCTGGGGGCAAAGCCAGGAACGAATGATGATGTAGTCAAAACGGACACGACCAAAGGAACGACCTCCCTGTATGTGGCCCGCCTATCCATGGATGGTTTACATGGCGTATCCTTTGCGGGTATGGCGCCGGTGCAGACCTGGCTGCCTGACTTTACAACAGCGGGAGCGGTAAAGACCGGTGAGGTCGAGATGAATGCGGCGATTGCGCTGAAAGCCTCTAAGGCCGCAGGAGTATTCCGCAACATTAAAGTGAAATAAGGAGGGGCTGATATGAAGGTATACGCACCGAATAAGAACTACACGGGAGTCTCTGCCAGTGTGACGTTTTGTAATGGCGCGGGCGAGACGGATGATCCTCGTCTGCTGGATTGGTTTAGAGATCATGGCTATGAGGTGGAAACACCAGAACCAGAAGCACAAGAACCAGAAGCACAAGAACCAGAAGCAGCAGAAAGACCTGAAAAGAGGACGGCGAAAAAGGTGGGTGAGTAACATGCTTTATGAACCCTATGTCACCTATGAGTACTACTGTGATGTATACAAAGGCACGGTGATCCCCATGAGTGAACTGGACAAGGCCCTTAGACAGGCCAGCCGTCACATTGATTCCCTGACCTACAATCGTATTGCGGGCCGGGGATTTTCCAATCTGACGGCCTTCCAGCAGGAAACCATTCAGGAAGTGGTCTGCCAACAAGCCGATTTTGAGTATGAAAATGCGGACGAGATCAACACGATCCTGTCCAGCTACAGTCTGAATGGGGCATCCGTCCAGTTTGGCAGCAGCTGGAACATCTATACGGACAAAGGCGTGGCCATGAAGCGCGATGTGTACGCCCTGCTGTCCCAGACAGGCCTATGCTGCCGGTTAGCGAGGTGAGGCCATGAAATACCCATGCTTAGTGCCAAAACGGCTCTGTAGGACGGATATACGCGTCACATTGTATCAGGAGGGCCTATCTGAATCAGGAGGTCCTTTAGTGGCGGCAGAACTGAATGATCTTAAATGCAATTACCAAGACAGCGCAAAAATGATTATGAATACAGAGCAGAAGCTTGTGCAGTTGTCAGGCATAGCTATGTTTCCCGGCGACATCTGTCCAGAACTGCCTGTGATCAGCAGCGGAGCTGTCGTGGTCTTCGGAGCCGAGCGCACCATCATGCAGGGGATCAAGGCCAGGAATCCGGACGGAACCGTAAACTATACGGAATTGAGGCTGGTGTAATGAAGGTCAATGTTAAGGTGGAGTTGTATCAGGATAAGATCCGGCGATTGGCTAATGCAGTTACGTTGTCGGCTGAGCAGGCAGCCGAAGCTGTTAAGAGTGATATTGTTGCCAGTCAGACAGTGCCTAAAAATACAGGAGAATTGGAGCGGAGTGGGTTTATGAGGGTTTCAAAATCGAAGTATCAGATTATCTATGATACCCCCTATGCCCGGCGCCTGTACTGGCATCCAGAATATAAGTTTCGGACAGACAAGAATCCGAATGCAGGAGGACTATGGATGCAGCCTTATATCGATGGCGAAAAGAAGGATTTTTTCAAGAAGGCATTCAGAGCGAGGCTGAAAGCAAATGCAGGAGGGCTGATAAAATGACCTTAGAAGAGGTAAAGGACTGGCTGAAAACTGTTGTGCAGTCGCCCAAATGGTACATTGGGAAGATCAACGGTAACGACAAGCAGTGTATCGGTGTCTACCCCACCCAGGGGCCATCACGGGGTATTCCCGTTGGGGGCCTAAAAAACAAGTCTTATGATACAAAGGCGGTGTCCATCCTGGTGCATTGGGGCATGGATGCGGTTCAGGCCGAGTCTAAAGCCCAGGAGATATATGATGCTTTGTATGGTCAGACCGGTGTGATCTCTGGCTGGCAGGTTGTAATGTTTGATATGCGGACAGACGCGCCGGTCAGTGTAGGAACAGACGAAAAAGGCATCTATGAATATGTGATCAACTTTGTGATTTATTACAGGAAAGAGAGGTAAAGAATATGGCGAGTTTAGGAGTATTCCCGGTTTATGACCTGGTATTTAAGATCGGGACAAAAGGGAAAAAAAGTGAAGAAGCAGACATGGTGGAGATTGCCGACATGGAATCATTTGAGATTACGATTGACGGTGGCGTGGAAAATTGGACACCTATGACGACCAGGGGCTGGGCAAGGTCCCTTATGACGGCTAAAAAGTTTAATGTCAGCCTGAAGGGAAAGAGGAGCATTGGGGATCCTGGAAATGATTATGTGGCAGAAACGGCCTGGAAAGATGGGCTGGACTGCAGCACGAAGGCAGAGATCTTATTTCCAGATGGTGCAAAGTTGTCCTATGACTGTGTATTGGATGTGAAGTCCCTCAATGGTGGGGACTCTACCAACGTGGCACCATTGGAGTTTGATATGGCAGGAGATGGCCAGCCGGTCTATACGGCGGCCCCAGATAATGCATAAGAGAGGAGAAAATAGAAATGGGAAGAGCATATGACATTGCAGAGAGAATGAGGGCTGGAAACGAAAAGCCGATAGTGAAGATTGATGAGGATCACAGTTTTAAGATCAATACAGGAAAGAGCGCGGTCCTGTATATCAATGCAGTCTCAAGAGATAAGGAAAAGGATGAATTTGAGATAATGGATGATATCATCCGTGCTGCATTGGGACAGGAGGGCCTCGATTATATTGCAGAACAGGATATGCCGATGGCCAATATTGCCTTGATTGTCAACGTGATCATGGCAGCGATCGCGGACGTTCCGCTGGAGGAAGTAGAAGACGTGGAACAGGAGAAAAGCCAAAAAAAAAGCCCGAAAAGAATTAAATAGTGAATGCTGGTATGACCTCTTTGAGGACTGGGACCTGATTGAAGCGTCCTTTGCCATGCAGTATAACATCCGTCTATCCCAGACAGAAATGGACTGGAAAGAGTTTAGTACCCTTCTGGCGGGCCTCATGCCGAAAACACCGCTCGGCACTGTGGTTGGTATCAGGAGTGAAGAGGACAAGGAAGTTTTAAAACACTATACCAAGGGACAGCGGCAGATACGGGATGAATGGAGATCGAGTCATAACCCCATGGACCGCCTTACAGAAAAAGAAAAGATGGAAAAAGCCAAAGAGATACAGAGTATTCTGGCGCAGGCGTTCGGATAGAGCGCCTTTTTTAATGCATGATGCAGAAAGGAGGGAACGATATGGCGAATGACAGCGTAGGAAAGATAAGCCTTGATCTGGAAGTGCAGTCTGATCTAAGCGGTCAGATCAATGCAGTGGCCAGCCAGATTGGCAGTCAGATTGAGAGATCACTGAAAAAGGCTTCTGGATCGATGGATGCGGAAACGATCGTGCAGGGTATGTCGCAGGAGATACAGAAGCTTATGCAGAACGTCACCAGCGTGATAGATGCAGCTTTGAAGCGGTGCACGGAATCAGCAAAAGTAAATATTGATATCATTGGCGAGCATTTGAACGCCATGATAGACCGGGCGATGGCAAGGTTTACGAATGTGAAGAACCCGTTCAGCCCTGCCGAGGAACCAACAGCAACGGCTGATCCGGCAGCGCGTCCATCGCAGCCCAGGGCGCCGCCAGTGGCGCAAGTGAAAGCACCAAAGATTAACGTAGACCTAAGTGCTGACGTGCTGGAGAGACAAGCCGAGCTTATAGAAGCAGCTATGAATAACTTAGGGAAGCAGATCGATCTCCAGGAGGCAAAGCTGGCAGATCTGCGAACTGCCTATGAGCATACCTTTAATGAAGCCAAAAAGAACAAAATACAGGAACAGATCATCAAAACTGAGGGAAGTATCATTTCTCTAAAAACCAAAATTGAGGATCTGGGGATCCGGTGGGATGCTTTGACCGATAAGGCAAAGAGTTTGAGAACCGGACCGGCAGCAGTACCGGCCGCTCCTGCGCCACAGGCTCCGAGAGTTAACAAGGCCCCTAAAGTATCCGGAATTACGGATATGAACGGAGCGTTGGATAAAGCAAAGATGTTAACCATGACATCAGCAACGCAGATCAACCAGGCATTGTCCATGATCGGAAGGGGACAGGCTCTGGCTGGTATCCAGGCTGTCAGATCTGGGATAACCGGATTATTAAAGTCCGTTGGAGGCGGTCTGGTATCCGGGGTAAAGAAGGCGGCGTCCTCGGTCGGTCATCTGTTTGGGACAATTGGTAGTGGACTGCCAAAACTCATAAAAGCCGGAGCGGCTATGACGATGTTCGGAGGCCGCGCAAAAAGAGCGGGAGAGCAGTCACGGTCAGCACAGGGGGGCATGCACCGGATGCTTACTACAATGCTCCGGTATCAGATTATCATCCCGATGATCATGAGTGCGCTCAGGGGCATGGCGAAGTCTCTCTTTGCTTCCATGAATGCGAACGAACAGTTTAAGTCATCGCTGAGCCAGATCCGGTCTAACCTTAACGTGGCATTCACCCCGATCTATCAGGCTATTATGCCGGCTCTGAATGCGCTTATGTCTGCACTGGCAAAAGTCACCGGCTACATTGCGGCGTTTACCAGCATGCTCTTTGGTGGGACAGTCAGCGGCAGCGTAGCAGCAACCAAGAGTCTGGTGGCGGCTAAATCAGCAATGGGAGCTTATGGGGGCAGTGCAAAAAAAGCAGCTAAGGACGCCCAAAGCCTGACAACGGGAATTGATGAACTAAATATTCTCCAGGCTGATGAAAATGATTCTGATGGAGGAGGTGGGGGAGGCAGTGCACCAGAGATCACGGCGCCTGATATTGATACAGATCAGATGAACGTGATTGACTCCATGGCTGAAAAGGTCAGAAGTATCCTGGGACAGTTGTTTAAGCCAATGAAGGATTCTTGGGATGCAGAAGGTCAAAATGTAATCAATGCTGCCCAATATGCATTTTCCAATGTGATCAGCCTTGCCAAAGCCATTGGAACAAGCTTTATGGAGGTATGGACCAATGGGACCGGGGAATTGTTCTGCACGAACATCCTGAAACTCGTGACTATGGTATTCAACATGGTCGGGGATGTAGCAGGCGCATTTACACGGGCATGGGAGGAAGGCGGCAGGGGAACTGCATTCATCCAAAGCATTTTTGACCGTCTTAACTCTTGGCTGGAATTGATCCATACAATTGGTGAGTCACTCCGAGAGGTATGGAACAGCGGGACCGGAGAATCCATGATCGGCCATGTCCTTGAGATATTCACGAATTGGAACGATACGATCACCCATATTCGCGAGAACCTTCAGGCAGCATGGGAGGAAAATAATACCGGTACAGCAATCATCCAGAACCTGGCGGACATAATGGACGGGCTGCTGGGATCGATCGATAACGTTACCGCGTCCCTGTCGGATTGGTCTTCCAAGCTTGATTTTACTCCGATCATGTCGGCCATAGAAGGGTTGTCAGAAGCATTGAAACCCTTTGGGGATAAACTGGGTAAAGGACTGGAATGGCTGTTTACTAATGTCCTGGAGCCCCTTGGAAAATGGGCGATTGAACAGGCCATACCTGCGGCGATTGATGCAATATCAGGAGCACTTGGAGTTCTAAATGGGATCTTGGATCTGCTTACCCCATTGGCTGAGCTGTTGTGGAATAATATTCTGCAGCCACTTGCCTCATGGACCGGGGGTACGATTGTAGAAATTGTTCAGGGGATCACAGATGTCTTCCGTGGGTTAACAGATATCTTCACAGAGATTTCAAATGGGACAGACTGGGGCACGATCGGGCAAATGCTTTGGGAAGGCCTGATCAATGGTATTGTATCATTTGGAGAATGGGCCTGGGGAAAAGCCAAGGAAATTTTTTGGGGGATTGTGGATACAGTAAAGAATCTATTTGGTATTCATAGTCCGTCTACGGTATTTTCGGAAATAGGTACCTTCTTAATCGAAGGTTTCTTAAATGGGATTACCGCAGCATGGGAAATGGTGACGGGTGCTGTCAGCACACTGTTGGCTCCGCTCACGGAATTGTTTACTGGATTTGTAGACAAGGTCACCGACAAAGTATCTTCCTTATGGGAAACGTATTTAAAGCCGTTTACATCGTGGTTTACGGATACCATGGGGCCGGTTATTGATGAGGCACTCTCAGGGCTGACAACCGTCTTTAATAACTGGAAAGAGGGCATCCAGGAAACGCTGAGACATGTGAATAACGCTCTTGGCGGCCTGATGGATTTTATAACAGGAGTTTTTACCGGTGACTGGAAAAAGGCATGGGAAGGGATTAAGACATTTTTCAGCGAGATATGGGAGGCCATGAAATCCCTTGCAGGTACAATCATGTCTGCCATCAGCGGCACCATAGGTACGGTACTTGGCGCAATTAAGAGTACGTGGGAAAGCATCTGGAATGGCATCAAAACCTTTATATCCAATCTGTGGGACGGCATCAAACATAAAGCGGAGGAAATCTTTAACGGAATCCGTGATAAACTGGCTGAAATATGGGACAGCGTAAAACAGACCATTGAAGAAAAATGGAATGCGATCAAAGAGTGGTTTGACGATATCTGGAAAAAGATTAAGGATATCTTTAACATAGATGAGATGGTCGAAGTCGGAAAAGGCATCATGAACAAACTCTGGGAAGGCTTAAAGTCGGTATGGGATGACATTGCTGGCTGGCTACAGGGAAAAGCAGACTTCGTTGGAGGAGTATGGGACGGTATCGTTGACGGTGCCAAAAATCTCTTTAAAAGTGCCAAAGAGGACGCCGAGGAAGATGATGACGGTGGGGGCGGTGATGATTGGGATTATGGGACCGACTCCCCAGTTGAAGGACACGCAAGTGGAGGTTTCCCAAAATCGGGCCAGATGTTCGTGGCCAGAGAAAATGGATTACCAGAGATGGTTGGAAGCTGGGGTGGAAGGGCCGCAGTTGCAAATAATCAACAGATCACGCAGGGGATCACAGCAGCAGTGCAGAGAGGCATGAGCTCATGTTTGGCACCACTGGTCAACAGTGTGTCCCGGATCATGGATCAAACAACGCCGCGTCTTACATCAGTACGTGACAATAGCGTCAGCTATAACAATGATGAAACAATGCAGGAAATGGCTAACCGTGCCGCTGCGCTGGCATCCCAGCAGAATAGCAGTGACATGAGTGAGCAGTACCTCTCGGTCATGGTGGAACTGTTAAGAAATATCATTGACCTGATCGAACGGATGGACCTGACGGTGAACATTGATATCCGGGAGATCAAAAAGAAACTGGTGGAACTAGATAAGCGCAGTGGTTACTCATTTGGAAGTACATAAGGAGGCGGTAACACATGGCAATCATCACAATCAATGGCCGGGCGTTCCCGGGTCCTGACAAAGGCGGGAAACTGACAGTGGCCACGAATGTATCCCAGGGCAAGAACGCCTTGGGGGAGTTTGTGGGACAGAAGGTAGGGCGTGATCAGTATAAGTTTGACAGTCTCCAGTGGAAACTGCTGGATGCAAAGACCTGGTCGGATATGTTAAAGGAGTTTGAAAAGTTTGTGGTCGTTGCGCGGATCCCGGATATGGTCAACAATAACTGGATCACCATCAAGATGTATCCAGGGAACCGGACAGCGGAACCGATTGAATTTGACGCAGACGGCCTCCCAACCTTGTACCAGAATTGCAAAGTGAATATCGTAGACTGCGGGGTGATTGAATAATGCAATCAGCAACACAAGAATACAAGCAGTCCATGGAGCTGATCCCCCGCAATCAATCCTACATGGTAGTAACCATAGGTGTCATCAATCAGGTAGCCCAGAAGGATTCCTCTGTGGCAGCAGAACATGGTGCTGAATACAGCTACCTATCTAATTTTACACGGTTGTTAGACAACTATGACGTAGAACTGGAATACGCCACCCTGGAGCAGGATCATTGGAGGGCGGATGGATCCATGGTATTTCCGCCCCGGCCCGAGGAGGTAGATTACCTGTACAACAACGGTGTTATCTCAAAGGGATTGCTGGGGCCTATCTGCTTTACGTTTGGGGCTGCCTATGATATCCGTGGCCTGACTATCAACTGGGGACAGAATTACCCGGTGGACTTTAGTATTACCAATGGGACCAAAACCGTGGAATATACCGGAAACGATTTAAGCTACTGGACAACCGATGAGATATTCGATGGGACGGAATACCTGCTGATCACGCCCACAAAGATGGTCAATGGTCAGGGACGCCTGCGGGTCCAGAAGATTCTTATGGGTATGGGGATTAGCTTTGAGAATAAGAAGATCCAGAAGGCTATCAAGACAGAGTATATCAGCCCAATCACGGGGGAACTGTCTACCGTGGACTTTTCACTGCAGATCGAAAATTATAACCGTTTGTTTGATGTGGAAAATAAGGCAAGCGCCATCCACTATCTGGAGGTGGGACAGGAAGTTACTGTCCGTTACGGCTACGATGTCCGGGATGATAAAACCGTGTGGATGGACGGCTGTGTCACCTATCTGTCCGATTGGGAAGCAGATGATACCATGATGAGTTTTAACAGCAAAGATAAGATAGATGATCTAAGTGACATATATTACCGGGGCCTGTACCGCCCGGAAGGGATCACGTTGTATGATCTGGCATTGGATGTCCTGACAGATGCCGGGCTGGACGAACGGGCCTATGAACTGGATGAGTACCTGACAAAGGTCACGGTGTACAATCCGCTCCCCTGCGTGACACACAAAGAGTGCTTACAGATCATAGCCAATGCCGGCCGGTGCAAGCTGTATCAGGACCGTAAGGGGATCATCCGTATCCAGGCAGCCT